GGCTGCTGCTGGCTAAAGACGTGATTCACGTGCCGGCGCTATCCTTTGACGGCATCACCGGCATTTCGCCGATCCGGAACTGTATGCAAGCCGTGGGACTGGGGATTGCGGCGGAGAAGTTCGGCTGCCAGTTCTTTGGCAACGGCGCGCGGGCGTCGGGTGTGTTCAGCCATCCCGGTACGCTCGACACCGAAGCCTACGAGAACCTGAAGAAATCCATCCAGCAGGCAACGACGGGCGACAACGCACTGCGCCCGATCATTTTGGAAGAAGGCTTGAAGTGGGATCAGGTGACGATTCCGCCGGAAGAGGCGCAATTCCTCGAAACGCGCAAGTTCCAGCGCTCGGAAATCGCGGCCATTTTCCGCGTGCCGCTGCATTTGCTGCAGGATCTCGAGCGCTCCACCAATTCGAACATCGAGCATCAGTCGATTGAGTATGTGCGCCACACGCTGCGCCCGCTGGCGGTGCGCATCGAACAGGAGATCAACCGGAAGCTGCTACCCGCTCCGTTCTTCTGCGAACACGATTTAGATGAGTTGATGCGCGGCGATTTCGCTACGCAAACCGCCGGCTTCGAAGCCATGCGCAACGCCGGCGTTTACTCCTCGAACGACATCCGGCGCCGTCTCCGAGAAAACCCCATCCCTGCAGAAGAGGGCGGGGACGTATATCTGGCCCCGCTGAACTACGTGAATCTCGCCGGTATGGTCAACGGACCAGAAAGCGTGCCACCGGACAGCGGCGTGCCCGATCCTCCAGGAAACGTGCGCCGGGAGCGAATCACCGCGGCCTTCCGGCCGCTCTTCCGTGATTTCGTCGGACGGGCCGTCAACCGGGCGAACGATAAAGCGTTTCCGGAACGCGCCCTGCAGCCGATTGTGCGCAGCATGGCGGAGACGCTCCATTCCACGCTGCTGCCCGGCGCTTTCGACGCAGAGGCCTGGGAGGTGCCACTGAGCGCGCTGCGCGCGGACCTCGCACAAGGGGCGGGCTCGTGGACGAAGCAAAATTCGGCCGAGACGGCCACAGCGTTATGTGCCACAGCCTACGAAGGCCTGGCGGCGTTCCTGCTGCCCTGAAAAAAAACGGACAACAAAAATGAAGAACAAAACCTTTCCTGCGGGCCGGATGTTTGCCGCCGCCAAGCGCGATACGACGCTCGAGTTGCTGTGCTATTCGCAGATCGGTCCCAGTTGGGACGGCTCGGGGATCACGGCGAAAAGCGTGGCAGATGAGATCAAAGCCGCCGGCGACTTCACGGGCATTACACTCCGCATCAATTCGCCGGGCGGAGATGCCTTTGAAGGGATTGCTATTTTGAATCTGCTCAAGGCGCAGCAGAAACCCATCCAGGTCTATGTGGACGGTCTGGCTGCCAGCGCCGCCTCGATCATCGCCATGGCCGGCGACAAAATCACCGTCGGCGAAGGCGCTATGCTGATGATCCATGACGCCTGGAGCTTCGCCATTGGCAACGGCGCCGAATTGCGCAAGATCGCCGATACGCTCGAACGGGTGTCCCAGTCGATCGCCGACGTTTACGCGGCGCGCACGGGCAAGGACCGCACGGAAATTCTGGCGCTGATGGCGGAAGAAACTTGGCTCTCGGCCGAGGAAGCCGTGAAAGAAGGATTCGCGGACGTGGAAGAGGCGCTCGATCCGGCGGCGGAGAGCAAGGCACGCGCCATCGCGTCTACCTTTGACTTATCGGTCTTCGCCCACACGCCGGCGGCGCTGAACGAACGCGTTCCCATTCTGCCGGCCATCGTCGTCATCGACCGGCCATCGAATTTGAATCTCTACGAGCGGCGGTTGCTCATGCTCCGCCCCACAAACAGTTAAAGCGGCGTCTCGCACCAAGGGCGTAAGCCGACGAGACAACGCAACGGGTGCAACGAAGGCCAGGGTTTTCGCGGGCTCCGAATTCATAAACCAAACAAGGAAAAATCATGTACGCAAAACAGCTGCGCGAGCAGCTCCTCAGCCTGGCCACGCAAATGACAGCGATTGTCAACCTGGCCAAGAACGAAAACAATCGCGGCCTCACCACTTTGGAAGCGGAACAATTCGACCGCCTCGAAGCGGACTACTCGTTGATCGAAGCATCGATCAAACGGGCGGAGAAAGCCGATGCCCTGCAAGCCGATCTCCGGACGGTGGACCCGGCGCAAGCGCTGGCCCTGTTCCCGGCGAACCCGGCCTCGGTCACCGCCGCCGCGAATACCCGCCATGAGCAGGTGTTCAACAACTACATGCGGCGGGGCATGGAAGGACTCAACACGGAAGACCGCGCGTTCATGGCGACTCTCATCCCGCAGAACGTGACGCCGTTAAACGTCTCGACTCCGATGTCCACCACTACCGGCTCCCAGGGCGGCTTCCTGGTCCCGCAAGGCTTTTCGGATCAACTGACGGAAGCGATGTTATGGTACGGCGGCACCGAAGGTTCGGTCGGGGAATTCACGACTACGACCGGCAATCCTATGCCGTGGCCGACCGTGAATGACACCAACAACGTGGGCGAAATCGTCGGCCAGAACGTAGCCGTCTCGATTCAGAACATTGTCTTCAACCAGGTTGTGTTCAACGCCTACATCTTCAGCTCGAAGATGGTCCAAATTCCATTGGCGCTGCTCGAAGACTCTTACTTTGATCTGAACGCCTTCGTCGCCAAAATGCTCGGCATCCGCCTCGGCCGAATCCTGAACACTAAGTTCACCGTCGGCGCGGGCTCGGGTTCTTCGGAGCCGCTGGGCATCGTCACCGCCGCGGTGGCGGCCGGAAACACCTACACCGCGCCCACGGGCGAAACCACCAGCCTCGTCTACAACGATCTGGTGAGCCTGGAGCACGCGGTCAATCCCTCGTACCGCTACCTTCCCACGTCGAAATATATGTTCCACGATTCGACGTTGAAAGTGCTGAAGCAGTTGAAGGATTCCGCGCTCCGCCCCTTGTGGCAGCCGGGCTTAACGGCCAGCTTCCAGACCGGCGCGGAACCGCAGATCCTCGGCCATGGCTACATCATCAACAACGACATGCCGGTGATGGCGGCCAATGCCAACTCCATTTTGTTCGGCGACATGAGCGCCTACAAGATCCGCAAAGTCGCCGGCGACATCCAGCTTCTGCGGCTGGTGGAACGCTATGCCGAGTATTTGCAAGTGGGATTCATCGCCTTCGTGAGACGCGATGGCAACCTGATCGATGCCGGCACGCACCCCATCGCCGTATTCGTCAACAGCGCAACCTAGAGGGCAATCTAGAAGACAGAAGCCGTGGCGCGGTGGCGTGTTCACCCGCACGGCTTCTACGAATGAAAGGAAAAGTAACGTGAAAGTCAAAGTCAAAATTCTGGTGAGCATCGCGGGCCGGCAAGACTTCGCCAATGGATTCGAGTCCGATTACTCGTTCTCGCCCGGCGATGAAGTGGAACTGTCGCCGGCGCTGGCCGAAAAATGGATACGCAATAAAACGGCCGAGGCCATCGTGGAAGCACCGACCGCGGCGCCGGTACCGAAGAAGAAATAGCCCATGGGTCTCGTCACTCTCACACCCCCGGCCGTCGAGCCCGTTTTGCTGGCGGATCTGAAAACGTTCCTCCGCATCGATAGTGGCGACACCACCAACGACACTCTGTTGACGTCGCTCAACACAGCGGCTCGCGTGTGGGCGGAAGCCTACACGCGGCGCCGCTTCATCACCCAGACTCTGCGGCTGTTGGCGGATTCGTTCACCTATCCGGTGAGCTATTCCTTCGACGCCACGCAGACGATCAAACTGCCCTGCCCGCCCGTGCAGTCGATCACCACGCTGCAATATTTCGACGCCAACGGCAACACAGTGATTCTCAATCAAGGCGTCGATTACATCGTGGATCTGCAATCGAATCCGGCGCGCCTCACGCCTCCGTTCGGTTCGATTTGGCCCTACGCCCGCGTCATTCCGAACGCGGTGCAGATTACCTACGTTTCGGGATATGGCGATGCCGGCACGGTGCCGGTTCCACCCGTGACGGGCGGCCCGCAAGGCCTCTCAGTGCCGGAGGGCATCAAGACGGGGATCAAGGTCCTCGCCGGCTACTGGTGGAACAGCAGCAGCCCGGATGAAAACGACATTCCGAAATCGGTCAAGGCGATGCTCTTCCCATACCGCGACCTAAGACTCTGATGCCCGCTCCGTCGTTCACCCAGTTGATCGCGCTCTCGGTCAACCCAGGAGATTTATGCCACTCCGTCTACGTGCAATCCGAGACATCTGGCACCGATTGGGACGAGGCTGGCGTCTCGAGTTACAGCACTTTGTTCACCGGCCGCGCCGCCATCGAGCAGCAAGGCGCAT